TCCGCTGCGTCGATCTGTTCTCGTGTCAGTGCCATGGTTTACCCGTCGAGGATCTTGAACGTGACGGTGTAACGGGTCACGCCGTTCACTTCGTTCGACACGCTCAGCGATTCCCATACTGCCTGCACCGTCAAGGATTGCCCGCCGCCTGAGATCACAAGCTGCTTCCGCAGCCCGTACTCTGACGTGCTCGTATTCGCACCGCCGAGGGCAGTGATAGAGACGCTTCCGGCGTCATCGGTCCACACGACGCTGCGGCCCTTGGGGGCACCGCCGCCGTAGGTCCAATCCAGGCCGACCACCTCGGAGAAGGCCGAGCCTCCCCAGGTCACGGATACGCCGGTGCTAAACGATGCCACGGGAAAACCTCCCGTGCGTTAGCGGGCAACCCGGAAGGTGGCCGAACCACGGATCACGTCGTTTACGGCGAGCGTCACAGACGAACTCGACACGGTGGCGGCCTTCGACAGACTGATGCCGCCCGTGATCGCAAGCGTGCCTGTGGCACCGTCCGAGATGACAGACGAGCCGATGTAGTCGATCTGCACCTCGCGGCCCGTGTCGTTCGCAGCGCCAGTCAGAGGTCGGTCGAGCGTGAGCACAGCAGAGCCCGCCGACTGTCCGAGATGGCTGATGTCGATCGTGTCAGCAGCGTTCACGTCCGTGAGCGTGTACACGATGTTGGTGACGGTGTAGCCAGTACCCGCAAAGGTAAACGTGGTGCCCGAGCCAGCGTGAGGGGTGACGCTCATTGGTCTATGTCTCCTGCCACCAGATGTCGAAGGAAAGTTTCACGCTGTACACAGGCGGCATGTCCGCACCGGCCAGCTGTACAAAGTCGTCCTGCTCGTTTTCGAGCGAGGTCTGCTGTACCACCGTATTGTCGAAGGTTCCCCCGTACCCATCCAGAACGGAGCGGCAGCGGTCGGCTAGGTCACGAGCCCCTTCGTACGTCGTGGCGTACACGTCGAAATCAACGCTCACCTGCGGCACACCCATCGGCGCGCCAAGCGTCTGCATCCGGCGGATGCCCGTGCGGCGGTAGGTGATAAAGGGCAGCGGCGCGGCCTGCGGGGCAAGCAGCGGATAGACGCGGTTCGACACCACGGACGATACGGCCGTCGTGGTCACGAGTGCATTGCGAAGAACGGCTTCGGGGCTTTTCATTTGTCATCCGCCTTGTTTCTGCGTTCAAAGGCTCGCAGGGCTGCCGATAGAGACTTCCGCATCTCAACATCCAGAATGCTTTTCATCGCACCCCGCGACTGGTTGAAGGCCCGCTCGAGCGGACGCAGCGCTGGCATCGGGGCCACGGAGCCTGTTGCGATGAAGTCGATCGGATACTTGCCCTGCCACGAGCCCTTGCCTCGGCGGGTGTTCCACGAGGACAGGATCTGCCGTGGGTTTCTGTCGGGCTGCTCTTTGCGTCGCTCTCGCTGCGTGATGATCCGCCCGTCGAGGATCACTCGGCGACGCTTGACCACCCGGCTCTTGCCAGGCGTGCGGCGGCCCTTTGTGCCGAACTCGACCAGGTGCGAGTGATAGGCCCGGTTTGGCCCCTTCATTACAGATCCGCCGAATGCCGTCTCGGCCGTCCGCTGAGCACCGCCGCCTACAGGACGACGAAAGCCGATGACGATGACCGACACCGGCACCTTGAACTTGTTGTTGGTGTAGCTCTTGCCACGCTCTGTGATGCTTGCAAGCAGGTTGCCGGTGACTTGGCCGATGGCCCGCACGTTGGCCTCAAGCGCTGCCTTTCCGGGCTGGGCCGCCTTCTTCAGTGCCCTGCGCTGGTATCTGTTGGAGATGTCGGCCGGCAGCTTCTTCAGTTCGTCCACCACGTCATCAAGCGGCGCGAGCGAATACAACGCCTTCGCAGCCTTGCCACGGCCCACGGCCAGCTTGATGAGTGGCTCGCCCGCGACGATCGCCATTAGGGCACCTGCTCTTGGCAGATGGCCTCGTGCTCGCTGCGGTTGCCGTGCTCGAGCAGGCTGACGATCTCCAGTGTGCGGGAACGCCACGCGAAGCGCATGTTCTGGGTCAGGCCCGGCAGGTAGCGGAGCCGCACCCGGTGGCTCACGGTTGTTTCCTGCTGCCCTGCCGTCAGGGCTTCGCGGGCTGACACTCCTTCCACGCTCGCCCACACCGCAGACGAGTCAGCCCACGCCAGCACCGTCTCGCCAAGGGCATTGGTCGTGCCGCTGGCGATCTGCACGGTCACGCGCTCGCGGAGTTTGCCGGGGTCGATCATCGGTAGCTGCCCCACTTCTGCGAGTCCAGAAGCGACTTCACGCCGAAGGGGATCTCGTTGCCACTCATGGAGTCGGCCGCCATCCGGCGCTCGTACCACATGCCCACCAGCATCAGCATGGCGTGTCGGATCGCCGCCGGAACACTTGTGCCGCTCGCACCGTACCCACCCCACCACGTCACGCTGATCGAGTTGTCATCCTGCAGGTGCGGCGGCCACGTCTGGCCGTACAGCGTCTTCACGGTGCCCGGCACGCCGTCGCGGTCCACGCGGTAACTGGCCGTCGAGTACGTCGCCGTAGTGCCGTTCTCGTACGTGAACGTGAGGGCCACCGCCGTGGTCGTGCCGGCCGTCGCCATCGGCGGGCGGGGCAGCTCGATGTCGTGCGTGCCGTCTGGCGGGAAGCGGTCGAACCGCATCACCCACTGCGTATGCACCAGCGTGCGGTCCAGGTACTGCTCGCACCATTCACGGGCCGCCGTGATGAGCGATGACACGTAGGCGTCATCCGTGCTCGTGTCGATGCGGCAGTGTGCCTTGGCCTCGGCCAGCGTCACAGGCTCAACGGCTGGCGGCGTCGCTCTGGTCAGGCTTCGGTACTGCACGGCGGCGTTTCCTTGGGGTGGCGTCGGCCGTTTCGGCTTCGTGCTCGACGGCGGCTGTCTCGATCAGGCGTGGCTGGTTGTCCTCGACGGCCACGCGCTGGGCGAGCAGCTGCGTGGCCAAGCCGCTTGCCACCTCCACGCTCTGCCCCTTGCGATACGCACGCCACGCGCGGGTAAATGTGATTTTCTTCACTGGGGCACACTCCATGCAGTTTCGGGCTTCTTGCTCGTGTTCGTGAAGTCAGTCGTCCACTGGAACACAGGCGTGCCGAGGTTCTTGCCAGGCCACGTCACGACGTACTCGCCGTGTCCGAGCACAACGCGGGGCGTGACGAACACGCGGTTCCCGCTCTCGCGCCAATTCCGCCAGAAGTAGATGTCGGGATCGACCCGGCCTTCGTTCCACGAACCGTCTGGGCCGGGCTTCGACCAGAACCACGGACGCTTCGCACGCTTCAGGGCTGCCGTGGAAATCACCGTGAGCCCGAAGTGTGCCGTGTCCACCTCCTGCACAGGCTCGGCAAACCACGACGCTGGCAGGCTCGTGGTGCCGCCCTCGGGCGGATTGTCCAGCGTGCCCTTCAGCGTGAGCATCGGGCGGCCGTCTTCCCGCTTCGTCTGCAGGCCCGTGATCGCGTCGCATTGGAACGTCATCGCCAGGGCGAAAAGATGCTCAACGTCTTCTTTCGTAAAAAACGTGTCGTAGTCGATCGTGAGCAGGTATTCAGCCTTGTCAATGAATTGCTCCATCACCCGCGTGTTGACCTGGTCCCAGAACGCACCAGTGCCCATCGTGGGCCGAATGCCGAGCGGCATGAGGGCTTGAGCCCAGGCGAAGTGGTTGGCAGTAAACGACAGCCTGGGCATCGACAGGATGGCTTCCACCCGAATGTCGGCCTCGGTGCCACCAACTCGCACGATCATGCGTGCCTCGCAAAAAGAGAGCGGGCCGCCCCGTAGTGGAGCGGCCCGCCCAGTTTGCACATCACGTCAAGCCGCTAGGCTCACGCACCGACGAGGCCGACGATCGGGCCGGTGACAGTCGAGCTGCCGAGGTTGGCGTGGGTGATCGCCACGCGAGCCACAGCACGGATCACGGTCTGATCCGACAGGAAGTTCACCTGATCGCTGGACGCGATCTCGATGGCCTGGCGGATGCCGTAGTACGAGCTGTTTGCCATGTCCCCATAGAGGGCCATGATGACACCCGTGCTGTCCGCACCGCCCGGCAGGCGATCGGTGAGAACCACCGGCTTGCCGAGGAACGTCAGGCCCATGCCCTGCTGCATCGACACCGCACCGCCCAGACCGAGGTCGAGGGCCTGCATGCAGGTGGCGAAGAAGAAGGGGCTGCAGTACCACTTGGCGTTCGCCACCGAGTGCTGCGGCAGAGCGCCCATCATCGCCAACAGGTTGGCACGGGTCACCTCGTCGGGCGTGTCACCGGCAGCCGTCACAAGCGACGCTGCGAAGGTGCCACCAGACGAAGCGAGCAGGCCGCCCGTGTGGGTCGTGACGAGACCGGCCACGCCAGGGGCGTTGCTCGGGTTGCCGCTCCACGCAGCCGATTCCACGGCGTTGCTGAGCGACAGGGCGAGCTCGGCAGCGATCCAGTCGGCGATCGACACGATCGAGTCCTGCAGGAGCTCCGACGCGATGACCACCGCACCCGTAACCTTCTTCGCCGTCAGCGTGACCTGGTTGGAGGTCGGGTCGCTGGCAGTGATGGCCACGTTCTCGTCGATCCACGCCGCCGTTGCACCGGCCGTCCGACGCGGGAAGAGCACCACGTCCGAAGGCATCACCACGTTGGTGGCGTTCTGGGCAAAGGCCGAGTACTGATCCACGAGCCGGATGACGGTCGAGGAGAGCACGTCGGGCACGAAGGCCGCACCGAACGTAGCACCGGTCGAACCCTGGGCACGAGCCTCGACGCCATGATCCTGGCACCACCGACGGGCTTCGGCGTCGCCCGCCTTGGCCTTGAACCACATGCCCACCGAGTAGGCGTCCTTGGCGTTCTCAAACGCACGGAGCCGGCCCGAGAACGGAACCGCTTCAACGCGGACCTTCTCGCTCCGCTCCTCGGTCACTTCGGGAGCCGGGGCACAGCGGTCAACGACCGCCCGCAGGCTCTTGGCCGACTCGGCCACTTTCTTCTCGAAGTCGATCTTCGCGGTCAGTTCGTCGGCACGCTTGTTGAGGTCGATGAGCTCGACATCACGAGCGGTCGTGTCTTCGGCCTCGATCGCCCGCACGGCGTCGATCCGGTTGGCGAGAGCAGCCGCCTCGTCCTGAAGCTTCTTGAGGTTGTCCACGTGTGTTCTCCAGCGGCGGTATTGCCGATGGAGTCCACAGTGCCACTACGGGCGCGGTGCCTTGCAGAACCGCACAGCGGAAAGTGTTGTTTTTACAAACGCCACCGCCCGAGCCCCGCACCGTGGGCAGCGTAGATACCGCTGCCGTTCGTCACCGCATGGACGGCTGGAACGGCACCGGAGTTTTTCTCCGCAGGTGCAGCGCGCTTCAGACACGGCGTAGCCTCAGTGCCCACGCCGCAGCGGCGTCACGGACCAGCGAACGCTTCACGATCTCAGCTGCCACAGCCTCTGGCTCGGGCTGCGACTGCGAGGCCAGCCAGGCTTCGTAGGAACGCATGGCAACAGATGCGGAGGTGGCGGGGTACGCCGGCACAAGAACTGGCCCAACGTCATACAGCCCGCTCACCTCTCGGATCTGGCGGACGGCCTTACCGTCCTCGCACTGGCGGAAGCCTTCGCCGCTCTTGTCCACCGTGAAGGCGAACGAAGAGCCTCGCACGTCACGCCGCTGGATGAGCTCGAGCACGTCGGCCCGGCTCACTGGAGGCGTCACCACGTACCGCAGCCCTTTGTCATCGCTGGAGAGTTCCAGCGTCCCGCTCGACGTGCGGCCCAGCACAATGTTGCTGTCATGATTGAAGAGGGCGACCACGTCCTGCCGGCCACGCTGGCGGTTCAGAATCTTGTCGAACGCACCGGGCAGAATCTCTTCGCGGAACCCGCCGAGGTCGAGGGAAAGCCGGTTGTAAACGGCGGCGTAGCCAATGATGGCAGCCCGGCCGTCTGCACGGCTCTCCACGATCAGCTCCTGCTCGTCCTCAAAGGCGAAGTCGCGGCGTTCAATTTCCATCGGTGGAATCCTCCTGTTCGGCTTCATCCTCGGCGTCGTCGGCCGGGCTGTCTTCTAATTCGGCAACCGGCTCGGGCAACGCCTCCGGTGCCGGCGGCTGCTGGCCCATCTGATCGAGCGTGGTCATGTTCAGCTGCACAAAGTGCCGATCGCCTTCCGGCCCGATAGGGTTCAGGTTTTCCAGCTCGCGGATCTCGTTAATCGTCATCCAGCCGTTTTGCAGGGCCGAGACGTAGTAGGCCGACCGGCTTGCGTGATCGCCACGCAGCAGGCCGCTCACGCTGTGCTCGGCGAAGTACAGCTCGTCATCCACGATGAGGTCACGGCTGATGGCCGCCTCCCACCGCTTCAGGTGCGGCAGCAGGCAGTGCTGCACGAACTCTGTGCCCTGCACTTCGATGTTGCTGTACGTGCTGCGTGTCAGGTCTTGGATCATGTGCGGCGGCACACGGAACGCACGGCAGATCTCAATGACCTGGTACTGGCGCGTCTCAAGGAACTGTGCCGCCTCATTGCTGCCGCTGAGCTCGTGGGCCTTCACGCCGTTGGGCAGGACGGCTGTGCGGAACGCCCGATCGGCTCCACGGTGCATCCGCTCCCACTGCTCACGCAGACGCTCGGCCGCCTCCACCGGAATCGGATTCTCTGACTCCAGCACGATGCCGGGCCGGGCACCGTTGCCGAAGTAAGTGGAGCCGTGGGCCTCCAACGCTTGGGCCAGGCCGATGGCATTCTGGAAAATCTTGTACGTCGGGATCGGCTTGATCCCGTCCTCTGTCGTGAACCGCAGGCAGAAGATCTGCGACTGCGAATAGATCGTCTGCCGGCCGCTGGGCTCGCGGTACTTGTACCGCACGGTGCCGTCCTCCAGCCGCTCGGCTTCCATGCGAGACGAGTGCAGCGGCCAGAGCTCCGACACTGCACCTCGAGCACCTGGGCGGATCTCGGCGTAGCTGGCACCGTAGTGCAGGTACATGCCCGTCATCCAATCGCGGAACTCTTGGGCCGTCTGCCACGGGTTCGGCTGCAGATGCAGGAGCCGATACACCGGGTGCTGCGTGGCCTTCTGCTTGCCGCCGTTGGCAAGCCGCTCGTAGACGTGCAGCGGCAGGGCTGATACCGCATCCGAGATCGCGCGGATGCAGGCCGTGTAGGCAGAGCAGGCCATCGAGTTGTCGGCGTTTACGCGGATGCCGGACGGCGTCCGAGACGGCGACACCTCGGGCCAGTCGATGCCGCGAAGGTCAAACATCTTGTAATCGGCGGCGGCGTTTTCGCTCATAGACTGATGATGTCCCAGTTTGACTGTGGAGTGGATGCCGTTGCGTGCATCCCTGCGGCCATCGTCAGAGCCACAATCCCGTCAATGCGTTCGTGACTTCGCTGCTTGCTCGGCTTAATGTTCTGCCCGTCTGTCTGAATGGCGACATTTCCGGCCTGCCATGCGAGAACTTCGTGACCGCCGTGCAGCAAAAAGCCGCCGACAATCCACGCCTCGATCTGGCGAGCAGGCGCTGACATAGAGCCGTAGCCCTGCCCAAACCCTACGACTGGCAGACCATCCTCTTGCAGTAACTGCGTCAGGTGTGTGGAGTTCCAGCGATCCACCGCAATGCTGCGAATCGTGTATTTCTTTGCCAGCGCCAGGATGTCATTGCGCACCTGCGAGTAGTCGGTGACGTTGCCTTGCGTGACGTTAAGCAGCCCCTTCCGCTGCCATACGTCATACGGCACCTTGTCCCTCCGCACTCGCTGCTGCAGGTTCTCTTCTGGTATCCAGAAATGGGGCTGAACCCAGAATGTCCCATCGTCTAGCGGGAACAGGAGTACGAACGCCGTGGTGTCGAATGTCGTTGCCAAGTCGAGCCCGGCAAAACACTCGCGGCCGGTCAGATCCACCGGGCATGGAACATTTCCTTTGGCCCAGTTGTGCATGCTGATCCACCGCGTGTCCTGCTCTGTCCAGCAGTTCAAATACAACTGCTTAAAAGTGTTTTCGTAGGCAGGCACCTCAATCGCCCGCTGGCACTCGCTTCGCAGGAAGTCTGTCTTGATCGACACTCCGAGGTTAGGATTGGCCAGCGCCCACGTCTTCTCGTCCTTCCAATCGGCATCCGGCGTGGCGGCGTAGATCGCAGGCAGGAACGTGTCATCTTTTATCGCCCCTGATGCAACCGCCTCGGCATACTTCCAAATCTCCCAGCACACGCTCTTGCGGTCGTGCCCGGCGGTCGTGATGTAGACGAGCAGCGGCTGCCTCCTAGCTCCCATGCTCGTGGCCATAACATCGACCAGCTCGCGCCCTGGCTGTGCGTGGAGTTCGTCAAAGATCACGCCGTGTGCGTTCAGGCCGTGCTTCGTGAACGCCTCCGCAGACAGCGCCTTGTAGGTGCTGTGCGTCTCTTCACGCACGATGGAGTTTCGGTACACCTTCAGCCGTGACCGCAGGGCTGGGCTTTGCTCCACGCACACCTTCGCCATCTCAAACACGAGCCTGGCTTGGTCGCGGTCAGCCGCGCACGAATAGACTTCGGCCCCCGGCTCGTTCTCTAGGAGAAGCTTCAAAGCGATTCCGGCACATAGGCTCGATTTTCCGTTCTTGCGCGGAATGGCCAATAGGCTCGTCCGCACCGTGCGTGTTCCGTTCTCGGTGTGGAACAGCCGCCGCACGTAGTCCTGCTGCCAGGGCTCCAGGACAAACGGCTTGCCGCCCAGCTCGCCCTTTGCGTGCGTCAGGTACTTGTGAAAGAACCTGACGGCCATGCACCCTGAGCAGGTGCATTCAGCCGAACATGAGCCGGTCTTCGTCGGTTTCCGCCGGGGCTTGGTCAACGGCGCTCACTCTCGCCAGGGCTGACGCCGTGAGGCCGAACTGCTCCGCGAAACGAAGCATGTGCAGCCTGGCGTCCTTCTTCCGATACCACGCTGGGTGATTCATCACCCTACCCTTGTCGTCCATGAACGTGGCCCCGTGCTGCTTCAGTTCGTTCTCGGCCTTCACCATGTCAGCCAAGGCGTCACAGTAGGCGGCGAGCGTGTGCTGGTGCCGCAAGCTCATCACCTTCGAAGCCTCGAGCATCGGCACAATCCGCTCCCACTCGGCCCGCCCGATCTCACACAGGTACGAGGGAGGCTCTGGGATGCCAGGCGGCGCGTCGATTCCGCTCCTGTGCGGGCCTCGCACCCGTGAGCCTCGCAGGCTCAGGATCGCTTTCGGGGTTGGCTTCCTGCCTTTGCCCATTACGCCACTCGGAGGAACGACGGGAAACGCGGCACGCCGCCGTCCGTGAGCTCCTGAAACTTGAACGTCACCAGCGTGCCGATCTTCGGCGGATCGCGCCGCAGCACGTCCGTCAGCCCTGACGATATGCGAAACTCCGTACCGTCTTGCAGTTGTGCCACCAGGGCACCGACGCAGCAGGCGTTGCGACCCGTGCCCGACTCATAGCCGACCACCGTGGCCTCGGCATCCTGAAACGTCTTCACCTTCAGGAGCGTGCCGCTGCGCTTCCGCTCGTAGCGGCTGCCAGGCTCGCGGAGCATGAGCCCTTCGCCACCCTCGGCCTCCACGCGGGCGAGCTCCTCGAGCATGTGGCCCTGGCTCTCGCATCGCCGCTGCGGCAGAGCGAACACAGGACCGCCGGTGCCAACCGCGTCGATGAGCGCCGCCTGCCGATCCTCAAACCCGCCGAGGGCCATCGGTGCGTCGAACGCTGCAAACCGAATGGGCCGCCACGCATCGCCACCGCCGTGCGACCGCACGACTCCGACAGTCTGCTGAAACTGCCCACGGCCGATCCACAGTTCGCCATCCAGCGGCTCGGCTGACGGCAGAGCATCAAGGAACCACTGCGGAGCGTGGATCTGCTGGCCGGTGCGAGCCGAGAGCGTGCGGCAATCCCACACGGCGCGCACGCCGTCAAGCTTCTCGCTCATCCACCAGCCAGCCGGATCGGAGCCGGCCCAGTTCTTGGCAAGCAGTACGGGCATCAGCAATCCTCAAGGCCAAGCTGGGCCAGCGTGATGACTGCAGGCGAAAAGTCCCGTGGCGACTTTGTCCATGAGTACCACCGCCCATCTGGATGCCGAGATGGCGGCAGCACTGACTGAGCCGGAAGCCCGCCGAAACGCACCTCATATCCGCCGATCTTTCGCCATCCGCACTCTGGGATAGCGTCGGCCAATCGGAAAAGCCGGTGCTCGCCGCGCCCGCTTGTGTATGTCGGAGTGGCCGCATCCAGCAGGCCCAACTGCTTCACCAGGCGGCGCCCCTCTGCATCGTCATACTCAACGTCAACGAGCCCGCCATGGCCCAGCAAGATGCCTACGTTGTAGCCGTCATCTATCCACTTGGCGATCGCGTCGTGGCCAGTAGTTGCCGACTCATGCCACGCGACACCCAGCGGTCGCTTGCTGCGGCGACCGACTTTCACGCACGCAGCACCGTGCTCAAGAAGTGCAACGATGTCAGCATCACAAGCCGCAGCGATCGACATGCAAGAGCTCCTGAGTGGTGCCCAATCGTAGGCATGTACTCATCGGATTTGCAATGCCCTCAACGTGCGTTTTGTACCTGAAAAAATGATGCGAAACGCATTTTTAGTGGCGAGCGTTTACGCACCAAATTGCGCTGCGTTCGCTACCACGCCAACTAATCGGAAGAGGCTGCGAGATAGCCCGGCGATTAGCGGAGGCGGCAGGCTGGCCGGGGCGGCTCACAGGGGCCGTCTATTTCGGCCGCACGTGCGTGCGGC